GTAGCGGAGGTTGGAGTTGCTAGAGGAGGAACTGCTAAAATATTAGCAGAAATATTTTTAGATAAAAAAATTCATTTATATGATACGTTTAATGGATTACCTGAAGGAGATCCATTAAGTGGAAAGGTGATAGGTGATTTTTGTGAACCTGAAACTGAAGCAAGAGGATTTTTATCTAATAATTTAAATGTAGAATTTAATGTTGGAAAATTTCCAGAAACTATTGATTTAGAATCTACAGATAATTATTGTTTTGTACATTTGGATGCTGATACATATCAAAGCACTATGGATGGATTGATATATTTTTATCCTAGATTATCTAAAAATGGTTATATTTTAGTAGATGATTATATGTTTGAAGAATTACCAGGAGTTACTATGGCAGTATTAGAATTTACAAAATTTCATGACATTTTTTATCATTTACCTGAAAAATGGATGTGTTTAATTGAAAAGAAGTAATGGAACAAGAATCTAAAAAAGAATGGTACGAGATAGCGAAGAATCCTCAGACTGAGGAAGATGAGCAACAAGTTTTTCGTATTATTAAAGGTAAATTTCAAGATGTAATTTACAAATATCATACATTTGGTGTTAATGAGACTCCAAATGATGATGGTACCTTGACATATAAATTCGAATATGATATACTTGAAATACCTGAAGAGATAGTTGAAAAAAAATATACAGATGAAGAAGGAAGAGAATTTGAGTCTCTTATAGGTGATATTTTAATAGAAGTTATTCAAGATAATATCGATGTCCAAGAAAGCGAAGATGGAAAGACTAGAAGATACAATTTTAAAGAATCTATTATATAATGATGATTTTGTGCGAAAATCTTTACCTTATTTGAAAGGAGATTATTTTTTAGAACATACTGATAAGATTCTCTTTGAAGAGATAAACAAATTTATTCAGAAGTATAATATATCTCCAACTAAGGAATCTCTTGTAATAGAATTAAATGAGAATACTAAATTACAGGAAGATCAGTTTAAGGGCTTGGTTGATAGATTGAATGTATATGTTTCTAGTAAAAATGAAAAACCAGAGACACAATGGCTTTTAGATAGTACGGAGCAATTTTGTCAAGATAAAGCAATTTATAATGCGGTATTGGAATCAATCAGTATCATTGATGGGCAAAAACAGACTGATAAGGATAAAGGAGCAATTCCTGAAATTTTATCTGATGCATTAGCGGTATGTTTTGATCCTAATGTTGGGCATGATTATATTGAGGATTCGGATGAAAGATATGATTTTTATCATACGGTGGAACAAAGAATTCCTTTTGATCTAGAATATTTTAATAAAATTACTTCAGGAGGTTTACCGAATAAAACATTGAATATTGCAATGGCAGGAACTGGTGTTGGAAAATCGTTGTTTATGTGTCATTGTGCTTCAAGTTGTTTGTCCCAAGGTTTGAATGTATTGTATATCACTCTTGAAATGGCGGAAGAAAAAATTGCAGAAAGAATTGATGCGAATTTGATGAATATAACTCTTGATGATTTGAAACAAATACCAAAAGATTTATATGAGAGAAAAGTTGGCCAGATTAAAAAGGTGACCGATGGTAAATTAATTGTAAAGGAATATCCTACGGCATCTGCAAATACAAATCATTTTCGAAATCTTTTGAATGAATTGAAACTTAAACGACAATTTGTTCCTCAGATTATATTTGTAGATTATCTAAATATTTGTTCATCTGCAAGACTACGGCAGGGAGCAAATGTAAATTCTTATACATTTATAAAATCCATTGCTGAAGAATTGCGTGGTATGGCAGTAGAATATGATGTGCCCATTGTGTCTGCCACGCAAACCACTAGATCTGGATTTACGAGTACAGATGTAGGTCTTGAGGACACATCAGAATCATTTGGTTTACCTGCTACTGCTGATTTAATGTTTGCATTAATCAGTACAGAAGAACTTGAAGATTTGAATCAACTTTTAGTTAAGCAACTCAAGAATCGATATAATGATCCAACGAGTTCTAAGAGATTTGTTATTGGTATTGACCGTGCAAAAATGAAATTATATGATCTTGAGGAGGAAGCACAAAATGAATTGGTAGAGAGAATGCAAGATAAAAAGTCTAAAAAGGGAGGATTTAAATCGCCCTGGAATAAAGAGGAAGATGATGAACCGGTATTTGACAAATCCACAGGAGGAAAAATGAAAAATAAAAAAGATTTTGCGGAGTTTAATTACTCATGATAAAAGTATCGTCTGCTCAAGGAGAGCCATTTTCAATTAATATAGAGTACAAAGGTTATAATGTTATTATGGTAGGAATACCAATAGAAGACAGTTATGATAGTGACATGAAATTGTTTAAAGGTGATGAAGATGTATCTGAAAAGGTGGGAGATTATGAAATAAATGGTGAAGGATTGAAAAAAATACTTGACACAATTGACAAATTTTGATATAATATTACCTGTGAGTGAGAGTTGTACTCTCTTTTTGTTAATCTCTTATAAATGAGGTAATATGTTTCGTTTTATCCTGATAGTTTTAACTATTTTGTTTTTCGGTATCCCATTTCTGTATGAGCAAGCATTTGCTACAGAGACTAAAGTTATTGAGATGAATGGTAAACAATGGCTTGTAACTATCGAGCCAGGTGAAGACCCAATTTTCAAATCCCTTGAACCTAAACCTGCAAAAGTCACAAAACTTCCTTTTGTGATACATGGTAACCCCGAAGAAAAATCTATTATTCCGGTTGTTGATGTGAAAAAAGAACCGGAATGGCAGAAAAAGACTGTAAAAGAATCAAAACTAGTTCAAGTTTGTAATGATCCTATGGGGTGTGAGATGACCGTTGAAGGTGATTGCCCTGATTGTAAAACTGAATTAGTACGAGAAGAAACCGTTGAGGTTGTTCATACTACAGATTTTAGTCGATTTAAAGATAATATAAAAAATGAACAAAAACTTTTAGCAATGGTAGAAGGTGAAACATTACCTGAATATCTTATGCCTTATCAAGATTTACGTGATACTGGGAATCCAGATTGGATTTGTTGGAAGGTTAAGAAAATTTGTGGCCATGGTGACCCTATATCTATTGAAGATCTTTTTGCTGGAAAAATGAGTGCTAGTTATTGTCACACTAGAAATTTTTGGGACTTTGATTATGCTAACCCACTGCAATCTTGCCAATATTCAACCATCCTGAATCTTTAATAAACATAAATAGTTTGAAACGAGTTATGCGGAATGATACAGAGTTTCAAACAATTCTTAAATGAAGAGAAGAACTTACATCTTGAACATATTGAAGATGAGGTTCTAAACAATGGCGTAGATGGAACACGACAAGCAATAAATTTCCTTAGAGGTTTGAGGGACATGCTTGCTGGATCCACAAAAAGCGGAAAGCAGGTACGCATCACCGTTAAATGGGATGGTGCGCCTGCTATTTTTGCAGGAACAAATCCTGAAAATGGAAAGTTTTTTGTCGGAACAAAAAGTGTTTTTACAAAGAATGCCAAATTAAATTATACACCAGAAGATATTGATAATAATCATCCTGCAGAAGGATTGAATAGAAAACTCAAGATAGCACTTGAGCATTTGCCTTTACTGAATATACAAGGCGTCATTCAAGGTGATATGATGTATACTTCAGAAGATTTGCAGGATGAAAAAATTGATGGTGTAGATTATTTGATATTTAAACCAAACACTATTGTATATGCAATTCCAAAAAATAGTGATTTGGCAAAAGAAATATCTATATCAAAGATGGGTATTGTATTTCATACAAAGTATATAGGTGATACTTTACCAGAAATGAATGCTAGTTTTGATATAGATGTTTCAACTATGAATAATATACCAGATGTATGGTTTAGAGATGCGGAATATGAAGATGTGAGTGGTACGGCTTCTATGACAGAAAAAGAAACTGCTCAGATTACAGGAATTCTATCGGGTGCTGGAAGATTATTTAGACAATTAAATCCAGATATTTTGAAATTTATACAGAATCATAAGGAAGTAAATATACAAATTAAAGCATATACAAATTCACATATTAGAGAAGGGCGCCCGATAGAAAATCCTGCAAATCATGCAAAAGGGTTAATAAAATATTTAAAGGAAAAATTAAATAAAGAGTTATTAAAACTTAAAACTGAAAAAGCACGATTAAAAAAAGGACAACTTCACCGAGAATTTTTGAAATTTTTTCAGAATAATCAACGACAACTTACTGCAATTTTTGAAATGCAAAATTTATTGATTGCGTGTAAATTATTGATATTAAGAAAATTAGAACAGGTAAATACATTGACTAA